CCATAAGTTCTTCGATTGTTCCTTTAAGTTCTTTTGATAAGTCTGAAGAAAGCATTGCATTTTTTACATTCTCTGCATAATCCAGTGAAACACTTTCGACTTCACCAACTTTATTTGCAAATGCCTCAATTCTTTCTTCTTTCTCTTTTTCTCTCAAGATATAAGAATCATCAATGAACTCTTCTGAATCTATTATAAGATTAAACTCCACTGTATTTGTATCAGTGTCAACATAATAAAATCCAGGGTTATAATTTTTAAAATCAACTGCCTGTCTCAACAAACAGCCAGGATTCACAACATGTCTTCCATTTTTCTCATAGTGGAAATTCTTGTGCATATCACCAAGGAATATCCATTTTGCCGATGGGTATTCCTCAAGTAAATCTTTTGCAGTATAAGCATCAACATTTGGTGGAAGGCTTTTCATATCTGGAAAACAAAGAACGTGTTTGAAGATTATTTCTGCATCTTTAGTTTCTTTATCGAAATCCTCAGCTGAAAAATCCTCAATATCGTTTTCAATAAAATAATCTTTAATTTTTTTAATTTTATTTGAACGTAACAAAACGCCAATTGCTGACCTATCAAGATTCTCAGAACTGTGGAAAATTAAATCATGATTCCCACAAAGTAAATATAATCCTTCACGAGTTCTTCTTGCCATCTTCTGAATCATCTGAATACAATAAAAGTTTGTTTCGCCATTTGAATGAAAAATATCTCCAACCACAAAAATTGGACATCTTTTCTCATTTGCAAAAACTCTTATTTGTTCCAAAGCATTTTCTTGAGTTTTGTACCAATCTTCATCTTTTCTACATCTAGGAAGATTTGACCTTATATGCCAATCACTCGTACATACAAATTTCACTTTGATACCTCCCATCTTGTTCCAGTTCCCTTGTAAAGCTTCTTCAAAATCTTTTCATCTTTCAAAGAATAACTACAAATAATAGAATCATCATAAGGAGCGGTATCTAACAATTCACTCAAACTTTTCTTTGGTAAAGAATGAGCTACAGTTCCGTTTTCAAAAGTTCTTTGAATTACAAATACCACATCAGGGTTATTCTCATTGAATAAATCTGGTCTGAATGAAAGTAATGCTCCCGCCAAAGTTATTGCACTTCTTTGTAAACTTGAAAGGTCATCAAGATTCACATCTTTATATTCATAGAATCCGCTTTCCTTAATTGCGGCAATCAATTCTTCATCTCTGCTCATTTTAGTTCTCCTCTACACACTTCCCATCTTTCATCTTTGCCCCACAGAATGGACAAATTGAAGGAAGTTGTTTTGTTAATTCTTTTATATTTTCTGTACAACCTAAAATTCTCTTTTCTGAAGCTTCAAATCTTTCAATATCTTCTTCGAGTTTTTCAATCTCACTTCTGTCCATATTTATATTTTCAATGGCTTCAATTATTTTTTTCTCTTTTGAGAAATCAAAAGACTTTTTGGAAACTTCTTCAAGCTTTTCAATCTGAAAATCCAAATCTTCAATTGACCTGCTCATTTCTCTATTTTCTTCATTGATTTCATCAATCTGTGAAATAAGTTTGAATTCCTTTTTGAAATCTGGATATTTTTCCTTTGAAGCAGCTTCGAACTTTTCTATACTTTCTTCCAAATCTTCTTTTATTTCTGAAAGTTCTTCGCTTTTTGAATTTAATATTTTTATCTTTTCAATAAGTTTTTCTACAGAATCAATCCATTCAAATTTCTCAAGTTCTTTCTCAAGTTTCTTTTCCTGACTTTCTGAAGATTCCAATTGATTCTTCATCTTTCTTCTTGAACTCTCTGCATTTGAAAGAACCCTGTCGATAATATCCAAGCGGACTATTCTGTTGAAATATTCAGCAATCTTTCCAGAACTTAATGAAAGCAAAAATGGAGCATCTTGCTGCTTCTGCATATTTGTTTCTGAAAGCATGAAAAACTTTCTGACTTCATCAGGGACATCAGTTTTAATAGCTTCTAAAACTTCCCCGTCAATTACATATTCATTTTCACTTTTTGTCTTTCTTCTGATTAAAGTTGAATTTCCTTTTTCAACTGTTACAGACATTTCTTCATTCTGCTTACCTTTTGAATCATAAGCCCAATTTGACAAAAGAACTTCTACACCTAAAGGTCTGTTATTTACAGCCCAATTCAAAGCCCTCAATATGGCAGACTTTCCATTATTGGAACTACCTATTAAAGCATTAATTCCAGGTGAAAGCTCAAGCCTGGAATCTTTATGACTTTGAATATTTTTTATTTCCAAAGATTTAATCATTTTTAACCTCTAGTTTATTATAAGATTTATTCAAGATGTATTTCTGCATATCAAGCATACTTATTTTGGGAAGTCCTTCATAATCTTTATTCCAAATAAACCAACCAGTAACTAACATTCCACATTCAACTTTTCCATCTTCTCTGAAAGGCTTATCATAAGCAATTTGTCTGTCGAAAATTAAAACATATTCAAGATGTTTCCACAATCCTTCAATATTTCTTTTATGTGCTCCAAAGAAAGTTAATTTCCCAATTGAACAAACTATATTTGAAATTTCTTTTGATTTCTTTACAAAATCATCAAATAATTTGAATGGTGGATTCATAATAATTACATCGATTTTTTCATCATATTTTTCTTTTAAGAAATCGTGACCATAAATCAAATCATTTTCAATTAGTTTATTATAATTTGCAATTCCAGATTCTCTAAGTACATTACCAATAGCATATTTTCCACAACATGGGTCCAAAATAATTTTATCTTTTATTTCTTCATTAAAAATTGACATTTGAGAATTTAACAATTCCCTTGTCATACATTTAGGTGTCTGATAAAAATCATTTAACGGTCTTTCATTCTCAGGTTTTCTATTTCCAAAATTCTTACCTTTCATTATTTTTTCCTTTCTCAAACAATCTTTCAAAAGTTTCCCAATCCATAAGAACTAAAGGTTCGTGACCTATAGTTTGTTTTTTGAAGACTACAAGCCAATCACGGTTTTCTTTTTTATTAGCTCTTGCCTGTCTTACCCAATCCGGAATGGATAAAGATTCACAACTTTTACATTCAATATCAAATGGGAAGTTCTTGTAAACTTCTCCACGTAAAACGATATCAACCCCCTTCTGGCCCATTTCTCGAGAGTGAACCAAACAATTATCATCTGACTGAACAAACTCTAGACCAAATATTTTTGCAATACGGTCACAAACCCAATATTGAAGACCTCGACCTTTACCTTTTCTTGAAGATACTTTTATTGTTTTCTCAGCTCTTTCAAACTTCTTGATAAGTCTTTTACACTCTTTCTGTTGTTTTATTGTTTGCAAATGACTACTTCTTAAACCTTGAATTTTGTACTGTAAACAATCTTTAATAAATTTCGATTCATCTTTTGTGAACAACATCTCTTTCATTTTCTTTTTTCCTTAAAAACTTAAAATTGAGCCTTTCTTTTTCTTAATTGACATTATTATTTCAACAGCTTTTTCTTTATCATGAAATTTCTGTAGATATTCCAAACACTCACTTCTTGATGGGAAGATTCCACCGCCTTCTTCAACGAAAATTGGTGTATCACCTTCCCACCAGAAGCCTAAATGTCCTTCACGACAAATGACAAACATTATTCTGTACTCTCCAACTGTTTTGAATAATATTTTTTCTTACGATTGGATTTGATTGAATCTTCAAAATTTTCCCATTTTTCAATAACTCTATTTCTGAGTTCATCTTCAAGATTATTTTTCTCAATGTAATCTATGACTTCATCACGTGTCATAGTGTCGCCAAACTTTTCATTAAACTTTGATTTATAATCTTTCTTTGACTGAATAAATGCAAACATATTATCGGCATCAGAACCATCCATGTCGTAATATTTTGAATTTTCAAATCTTTCATACAAATCAAATTCTTCAAGGAACTCTTTCAAAGATTTTTTATCAAAGTTGTTATCTCCATCCCACTTGATTGCATTAGCTTTCTTGTTGAGTTCTCCTTTATCAGTTCTCAAGTCAAAAAGATAATCAATACTTGTTCCGATATCGTCAAGTCCATAATCATAAAGGAAATTGAAGAAGCATTCACGATATGGTCTTGGTGTCTTTGATTTTGTAGTTTTTGCTTTTACTACATTTCCAACAGGAGTTTCTTTTCTAAGAATCTTCTTTGCTCCAGCCAACCAAATAACTGAATGAGCATAGAAGTCCATTGCCTTTCCACCTGAACGAGAATATTTTTCAAAACTCATTGCATCAATCTTTTCTCGAATCTGAGAAATAATGATGACCAAAATATTTTTCTTTTCAATGTCATCACAGAGCTGTGGGAAAAATTCCTTTGAAAGATATTTCTGTTTGCTCATTGCATAGGTTCCGGTTTTAAGCTTGGCTCCTTTGCCTTCGTCAAACTGTTTCAATCTTTCTTCAGCTCTTTCATCATCTTCATAAGAAGTCAAACCATCGAGAGAATCTACAACGTAAATACCACATTCATTCTTTCCAAGTTCATTTGCGAACTTTGCGATATTACAGTAACATTCCTCAACATTCTCTGAATGAACTCTTTTCTTTTCATCTTGCGGCATAATCTCAAATCCGTACATAGATTCAGTGTCGAAACTATATCCAGATTCACAATCATCATAAACCCATCGAAATTTCTTTCCGTGGTTATAATGAGCCCAAGCGATAAATTCATTACTCAAGAAAGTTTTTCCTGCAGATTTATCACCTACAATATTGATAAACTTCCCGGCTGGAATACCAAGTACGCCTTTACTTCCACCAACTACCAAATCCAGAAGCTCACAGCCGCACTGAAAGTAAATTGGTTCAGCTTTTTTAGTTTCCATATTTTTCTTCACTACCGTGCTTACGGATTCTGACAAATTCTCTAAATTCTTCGATTTTGACATATTTCACCTTCTTTGTTCCAATTTCGATAGTTTTCAAATTGCTTTCTTTGATTAAATAATAAATTGTATCCAAAGGAATATTCATCTTTTCAGAACACTCTTTGAATGAACAATATCCTTCAGGGACTTTCTCAAGCTTCTTCTCCATCCATTTTTCAAAATCTTCCTGAACGAAAATATTTCCGCCAGATTTCTTAATAATGAATCCATTCTGAAGTCCAGCCTTATAAAGTCCCATTCTTGTTATTTTTATTCCTTTTGCTTCACATCTTTCGTACACCTGTTGAAACTTCATTTCCTTATCCTTTATAAAACATAAAAACTCCCACCAAATTTCTTTAGTGGGAGTTGCAGCAAATCTTTATTTATTCACTGGCCTTTACGCACTTATCCCAAATGTCGCAGTCATCACATTCATCATATTCATCACAGTCTTTTCCAAACTTATGCTTGAATGGACATTCTGGACAATCACCTTTACAATCCTTCTTTGAAGATTTCTTTGCAGGTTTTTCTTCCGGCTCATCATCTTCGTCTTCATCATCGTCATCTGATTTAGATTTCTTTGAAGACTTTTTTGCAGGCTTCTTTTCTTCTTCCTCATCTTCTTCGTCTTCATCAGAATCTTCATCCTCTGATTCTTCTTCATCTTCGTCATCATCTTCCGGCTCAGGCTTAGATTTAGATTTTGACTTTTTAGATGGTTTTTCATCTTCCTCATCTTCATCGTCATCATCCTCTTCTTCATCTTCGTCATCATCTTCATCATGAGATTTAGACTTTTTTGAAGATTTCTTTGAAGGCTTTTCATCTTCGTCTTCATCATCTTCTTCCTCGTCATCACCATAAAGAATCTTTTCAACTTCTTCATAAGTTGGAACTGTAAGAAGTTCATCGAAACTGATTGCTG